GAAATTATATCGATTATACGGAAAAGAAAATACCCGCTCATACCATTCAGATCGAAATCCAACGGACTCCATCTAATATTATTTATAGAGGGTGTAGTTCTTGCATCTTCTATGCGTAAAAAATTAATTGAGATTGCCTCTGATTTAGGCATTAACGACACCACCACAGATATCTTCCCTGCACAAGATGAAGTAGATCTTACTCCTGAGAACTGGGACGAGAAAAGAAAAGGGAATTTTGTAAACCTACCTTATCAAAAATTTAATATGACAACTAGAGTAGCAATGGATAATGAATGCAACTCAATTAAATTAGAAAACTTATATGAGTTTGTAAAACAATACAGATTAACGCCTGCTGCTTTTAAAAAATTAAAAATTTTTCAAGATGATGAAACCAAAGATTATCCACCATGCGTAGTTAATTTTATGAAAAACAAAGTGCAAAAAGGTGAAGGTCGTAATGATGCTATGTTTAATGTAGCCGTGTTAGCAAAAAAAATAAATCCAGACCCTGTGATGTATCAAGATTGGACAAGAGACATGATGAGTAAAGTATGCCAGGAACGATTACATCCAAAAGAGTTAGAAAATATATTTAAAGGAGTAGAGAATAAAGAGTATGCTTATAAATGTAAAACATCTATTGCAAGAATGCATTGTGTTTCAAGTGAGTGTGTTAAAAGAAAATTAGGTATAGGTGCAAATGAAGCACTACCAGAGGTAGGAAAACTAATTAAAGTAAATTCATATCCAGAACCATACTGGATCTTACCAATACAAGGTAAATCAATTAGACTATCAACTAAACAATTGTATCAACAACAATTGTTAGGTGAGCAACTATTAAACTTTGATATTGTTTGGCGTGCATTAAAACCTACAAAAAGAGATCCAGACCCTTATAGAGATTGGTTAGAAGAATTAATTTCAAACAAACAAGACATGGAAGGGTTTGATGCTGGAGAAGAAGGTAGCGATGTATTTAATTCTAGAATGGCTAGATTTTTAGAAGATGTAGAAGACACAACAGAATTTGATCAAATAGATAGTGGTAATATTTGGCGAGATGAGAATGAAATGAGATTTAAGTTAGAGACTTTTAGAGCTTTTATGAAAAAAATGAGTTACAATTGGAATGAAAAAGAATGTACAAGATTTTTAGAACAAGGTGGGGCTAAACCTAAAGCTAAATTCAAAGGAATTCAATCAAGGCATTGGGTTGTTAGTCTACCAAAACAAAGTGAGCATAAGAATAAAGATGTCAAATTCGTTAAAGCAAAGGCTGCGTGGGAAGACAATTAAGATTTTTGGACCACCTGGCACTGGAAAGACAGAGAACCTTTTGAAACGTGTAAAACGTTATCTTGAAAAAGGATATTCTCCTGATGAGATATGTTATGTATCTTTCACAAACAAAGCTGTAAACGAATGTGTAACTAGAGTTAGGCAAAAATTTAAAGGTTACGATGAAGATGCATTTAAATATTTTAGAACATTACATTCATTAGCAAGACAACAATTTGCAGAGATACCTGTATTAGATCCTAAAGTTGATATGTTAATGTTTCATACACAATATGGCACAATAAAAATTAACTACAAAGAAGGCCACGATGATCAAAAAGTTTACAACAATTGGTCTTTACAAATATATGATAGAGCAAGAAATATGAAGGTTGACCCTGTGTGGTTGTATAAACAACAAACAAGAAAAGCTGTAAGGTTACAACAATTTAAATCCATCATAAATGGTTACGAAGAATTTAAAACAATGGAGTTGGAAAACGGACAACGGACACCAGATAGATTAGATTTTACTGATATGGTGCAAAAGTTTGTTGATGATGGTTTAATATTACCATTTAAAGTTTTGATGGTAGATGAAGCTCAGGATCTAACTCCCTTGCAGTGGGATATGGTTGTAAAAATGTCGGAAGGTGTAGAAAGAGTTTATATTGCAGGTGATGATGATCAAGCGATTTATGAATGGAATGGTGCCGATGTTTCATTATTTCAAACATTTCCTGGCAAATCTTTAGTGTTAAAAAAATCTGTAAGATTAAATAAAAATATACATTTTTTTTCGAAGTGTTTGTTAAATTCTATGGGTGATCAAAGAGTTCAAAAAGAATTTTATTCTAATGACAAAGCTGGTGCAATATATAGATGGAATGGTTTAAAAAAAGTGCCATGGGATATTGAAGGCAGTTGGATGGTGCTTGCTAGAATTAATGATGTAAAAAAAGAATTACAGATTGAGGCTAAAAATCTTGGTTTGTATTATCAAGATCAAAAAAATAATAAATCTTTTGATCCGAATCAATTTTATGCAATACAATATTGGGAAAAAATTTGTGAGGGTGGTAGTATAAATAGAGAAGAAGCAACCACAATGTACCAGTATTTATTAAATATTGACCACGGCTACCGGTCAACGGATAGTAAAAAATGGAGTTTTGCACATCCAAATCAAGTCTTTACTTTTGATGAATTACACTTAAGGTGTGGTATGCGAGATGAAAAAGGTCCATGGAATCAAGTGTTTAAAAGAAAATTTAAAGATAAAGATAAACAATATTTTCAAAAACTCATGAGTGAGGGAGTAGATCTAACGCAACCACCAAAAATTATTATTGATACAATACATCAAGTTAAAGGTGGAGAAGCTGATAATGTTGTTCTTGCTAGTAAATGTAATTTTCCATCTCACTTTGACAAAAAAAATGCTGCTGAAAAAGTAAAAGAGTTGAGAGTTTGGTATACAGGGGCCACTAGATCTAAACAAACTCTTCATCTTTTGGGCACATATCATCAATATAACTTTCCATTAGGGAAATATTTCAAACAATACGAGGCAAACTATGTTTAAACAATTAATATTAGAAGCTTTAGAGAATAGATACAATGCAATTATATCAGAATCAGAGGCTACTTTAAAAATTTATTTAGAAAAACCAGTTGGGATTGGAGAACATCCACAGCATATAGATGAATGCGATAAGTTAATAGATAAAATCGCACAAGCAGAAGAAAAAATAAAAATTTTACAAGAATTTAAATTATAAAAATGGAAGAACAAAATAAATTTATAGGTGAACCTGCATTAAAGATTTTATCTTTAGGTGCTGGCGTGCAAAGTTCAACTATGGCTTTAATGGCAGACACAGGAGAGTTTGGTGAGAAACCTGATGCAGCTGTATTTGCTGACACGGGTTGGGAACCTGCTCCAGTGATAAAACATTTAGAATATTTAAAAAGTGTAATAAGTTATCCCATACACATTGTTAAAAAAGGTAACATTCAAGATGATATTTTAAAAGCTCTCTCGCCTGATGGTAATCAGTTCGCATCGGCACCATTTTATACATTAAATGAACAAGGTAAAAAAGGGATGGGTCGTAGACAATGCACAAGAGAATATAAAATTACCCCAATCGCAAAAAAAATTAGAGAAATATTTGGATTAAAACCAAGACAGAGATTTCCAAAAGATAAACATATTGAAGTATGGGTTGGTATATCAACTGACGAAGTAATGAGGATGAGGCCTTCCAGATTTTGGTGGCAAAAAAATAGATGGCCTTTGATTGAGAAAAAAATGTCGAGACAAGATTGTTTAAAGTGGTACGAGGGTAAAGGTTACAAGATACCAGTTAAATCTGCGTGCATCGGTTGTCCTTTTCATGATGATAATTTTTGGATTGATATGAAAAACAACAGACCAAAAGAATTTGCAAGTGCTGTAGAATTTGATAAAAAGATGCGAATGCATAACCCTAAAGTAAAAAACTTTGTGCACAGATCTTGTGTGCCTTTAGATGAAGTAAAATTTAAGGGTGATGATCAAATAGATTTATTTAATCAAGAATGTGAAGGAATGTGTGGTGTCTAATGACTGATAAAGATATGTTTGATGATGCATTTCCACAAGATAAACAAATTGGAGGATCACACTATAAACACTTTCATATTCAACCTTATGAATTTATTTCAAAAAATGAGCTATCGTTCTTCCAGGGTAATGTTATTAAATACGTTTGCAGGTATCGTTTCAAAAATGGTGTTGAGGATTTAGAAAAAATAAAACATTATTGCGACCTTGAAATAAAAAAAATGAAAGATAAAAAAGATTAATGCGAGTAATAAATAATTTTATAAATGAAACAAATGTGTTTGAAAGTATCGTAAAAGAAATTTTAAATCCTAATTTTCCATGGTTCTTTAGTCCAACTACTGGGCATACGAACGATAATTCAGACTTTTTATTTTACCATTGGTTGTACGATGATGGTAAACAAACTTCAGCATATTTCAACAATCTATTGATGCCACTATTAGGTAGATTACATATTAATTCATTAATAAGATCTAAAGTAAATTTATATACAAAAAAATCAAAACACATTAAAACAGCTTTTCATACTGATCAATCTGAAAAACATAATGTTGCTCTATTCTCGATAAATACAAATAATGGATACACATTATTTAAAAATAAAAAAAAGGCACCCTCTATACAAAATACTATTTGTTTATTTGATGGACAATTAGAACATTGTTCAGTTGCACAAACTGACAAACCTTATAGAATCAATATTAATATAAATTACAAATGACAGCTTTATATGGATGGGGAATGTTTTTATTTAGTATAACTGCTTTTTTTATTTTAGCGTTATGTTCTTACGTGGTTATTAAAGAAGTCATTAAGGAGAGAAAAAAAGACGATGAATGAAGATAAAAGATTATCTAATATGGTTATGGAGAACCATTATCAATGGTGTAAAGAGAATGGGAGAGATGTTTCATGGTACAAAAAAAGGAAGAAATTATTAAATGTGAAAAATGTAATCAAGCCTACGCGGTAGTGGTACATAAATATGATTATTATTGTGCAGAATGTTATATATTTCACCTTGGTTTACCAATAAAAACAATGAAAGTAATTGAAGATACAAATTTTAGTAAGAAGAAACAATGAAATATGATCCGGTTTGTATTTATAATTGGTATTGTTATGACCCTGACAGGGTGCGTAAAAGATTACGATCTAAATCCAGCTACTACTATCGTAAGGTATATGCTTACAAACTCTAAATGACTCATCAACTTAATTTTATTTATAATGATAGTGATTGGATATGTCCGTCAGAGTATCCAGATTTATCACAAGCTAAAGAGATAGCAATAGATATAGAAACTAAAGACCCTAATATAAAAACAAAGGGACCTGGTTGGGCTACGTTTGATGGTGGCATTGTGGGTTTTGCAGTGGCAGCCTTAGGTCAACAATGGTATTTTCCAATTCAACACGATGCAGGTGGTAATATGGATTTGGCAATCACTACAGCTTGGATGCAAGATGTTTTAAAAACACCAGCTACTAAAATATTTCATAATGCTAGTTATGACGTAGGTTGGTTATTAGTAAATGGTTTTGAAATAAGAGGCAAAATTGTAGATACAATGATTGCTGCTGCACTTATCAACGAAAATAGATTTAGTTTTAGTTTAAATGCTTGTGCAAAAGATTATTTAGGAGAAATTAAAAATGAAACATTTCTTAATGAAAAAGCAAAAGAATGGGGCATAGACCCTAAAGCAGATCTTTGGAAACTGCCTGCTGGATATGTTGGGTTTTATGCTGAACAAGATGCAGGACTTACTCTACGATTGTGGGAAAGATTTAAAACAGAAATTACTAAACAAAGTTTAAATGATGTTTGGGACATGGAGATGGAGCTGTTGCCTATACTAATTGAAACTAGAAGAGCTGGTATAAGAGTTGACGAAGCTAAAGCTGCATTGTTAAAAAAAGAATTCAAACAAAAAGAGTCTGAGGTTTTATCTAGTATAAAATCTCAGACCACGCTTGATGTAGATATTTGGGCAGCTAGATCAGTAGCGCAAGTGTTTGACAGAATAGGTGTTGACTACCCACGGACACCGAAAACCGGAGAACCAAGTTTTACCCAAAATTGGTTAGTAAATTGTGATAACCCGATAGCGCAACTAATAAGACAAGCAAGAGAAATAAATAAATTCCATTCAACATTTATAGACTCCATTCAACGTTATGTTCATAAGGGTAGAATACATTCAGAAATAAATCAATTAAGATCTGATCAAGGTGGAACAGTATCTGGTAGACTTTCATATTCTAATCCTAACCTACAACAGATTCCTGCAAGAAACAAAGAATATGGTAATAAAATTAGAAGTTTATTTTTACCTGAAGAGGGCAGACAATGGGGTAGTTTTGATTACTCACAACAAGAACCAAGAATTGTAGCACATTACGCTGCATCAACTAATAATGAATTTACAGGCAGTAAAGAATTTATAGAAGCTTACAAGAATGAATCTGCAGATTTTCATCAAATTGTGGCTGATATGGCACAAATTACTAGAACACAAGCCAAAACTATCAATTTGGGGCTTTTTTATGGCATGGGTAAGGCTAAATTAGCCAAAGAATTAGGTATTTCTAAGGATAGGGCTGAACAATTATTGATAAAATATGGTGAAAGGGTGCCTTTTGTTAAACAATTAGCCACAGATGTGTCTAACTCAGCTTCAAAGTATGGGTTTATTCGGACAATAAGGGGTCGTAAATGCCGATTTGACATGTGGGAGCCATCTACCTTCGGAATGAACAAAGCCATGCAATACGAGGAGGCTAAGGCCGTTTATGGCAATAATATCCGTAGAGCCTTTACTTATAAGGCTTTAAATAGATTAATACAGGGTTCTGCAGCGGATCAAACTAAACAAGCAATGATTGATTGTTATAAGGCAGGCTATAAACCAATACTCCAAATACATGATGAGCTGTGTTTCTCCATAGACAAAGAAGCAGACATTAAAAATGTAAAAGAAATTATGGAAAACGCCATAGGCGATTTTAAAGTCCCATCTAAAGTTGACGTAGCTTTAGGTAAAAGTTGGGGTGAGGCTAAAGAATGAAACGAATAGATAAAACAAAAAAATCGAATCTAACTTTTTCAGCTGTGCGCATGAAATATTTAAGAACACCTGAAGATATATGGGCAGATCTTACTAAAGAATTTGATTTTACAGTAGATTGTTGTGCTTCAGACAATAATCATTTACTGCCAAAATATTACACTATAGAAAACAGCTGCTTAGACAAGGATTGGTCAGGAGAAATTGCTTACATACACCCTTTATTTGATATGAAGATACCAAAATTTGTAGAGAAGGCTTACCATACAAAAAATTTTACTGGTGTTTTTTTACTTCCGGCTGCCACACATACAAAATACTTTCATGATTTTATATATAAAAATCCAAACTGCGAAATAAGATTTTTAAAAAAACCTGTACGTGGATTTCACTTTGGTCATGACGATGGTACAAAAGATAATCCTTTTAAATTAGGTTATATCAAACCTTTAATGATTGTTATATTTAGAAATCCTTAAATTTAGAGCGCACGAGTCTTAGGTAGAAAGTTAGTTTTTTTAAAAGCTTAACCTGCTTTTTTTAAAAGATCAGTTTTTGCATCAATAACACTTTGTTCATTGATCTTGACCTTTACATCTTTAAGTTCAATGTCGATCCACTTCATATCAGTTGTAACCCTACCCTGTGACAACGCTTGTGTTGCCCATTTGGATTCCAGTTGAAGTTTTTTCGCCACTAGTTCCTGTAGAGACATTTCTGTCAACCTCCTCAAAAGTTAAAAACAAGAAGTTGGGATCTTCGAAACCAGCTCCTGGTTTTTCTGTTACGTCTCCTGAGTCAACCTTCTTTACAAAATCCTCAAGAGCGGCTTTATCGTTCTTGGCCTCAAGCATCTCATCAACATATATATTTTTATATTTTGCTTGGACGCGATATAGCTTCATGTAATATTATATCAAATAGTGGCAAAAATGCAACACTATGTGTCTAATTTAGGTTTTTTTGGTGGCACTATTTTTTTATCTTGTGGGATCTCTACAGCTCTGCAGTCAAAACGTATGATTATTCGGCTATTTTCAACATATTCTTCATTCATGTTTTCTAATGATTTAAGATTTTTAAAAGTATCATTGGCTACACGATAGCCTGTTTCAACACATTGTGAGTGACTATTGAATTCATAACCAGTGATTTGTGAAGACGGACACTGGCCACTAAGCATACTACACATGTAAACAATTAATAAATATTTTGTCATAAAATTATCCTTGCATATCCCATGAAAATAATTATATTTAAGATATATTAAACTATAACAAAGAGGAGGCCACATGGCAACAAACGAACAAAAACCAATTGGCACAGGTGATGAACCACTTGTGTTAGTCAAAGAGGCAGATGAATTAACAATTGCCCTTGAAAATTTAAAAAAAACAATTGATTCGCTTTTAAAAAATCTTGATGCGTTGACTGATAACATTAGATTACTAAGAGAAGAAAATGAAGACTTAAAAAAAACTTTAGGTCTTCAAGAAGATGTTAGTCCCTTAAAAGATTTTGAGGAATTATTAAATGGCAAGTAAACTTACATTTAGATTTGCTAATCAATCTGAGGTATTTAATAAGTGGTGTCAACAGGTTGACAGGATTTTATCCGATCTACCTGAAAACACCATTACCGGTATGCCTACGGAATATTCTGATGAAGATTTTCAAAATTGTATGAAAAAATTACAACAAACATCTTTAAATTTTGAAGAATTTCCATTATACCCAATTAATGAAAAGATCGCTGCAGAACTCTGTTATGATCACCTCAAAGGATTAAGAGATGAATAATTTAATTTTAAAAACAATTATTTGTTTAATTATGTTTTTAATACCTGGTAAAATTTTATTAGGTATATTTGGTACAGCTTTGTATGTATTTTTTTATTAAGGAGGATAAATGAACATCAATAAATGGAAATCATGTGCGGTTGATATCAATACTTATTGTATTATTAGGGCAATGGGGCAGAAAGGTTTTAGAAGACCAGGGTCTATGATTGCTAAGATAGTTGATGATGAGATCAAAAAGATAGCTAAAAAAGAAGGCAAGAACTATCAAAAAATGAAAGAAGATTTGCTAACTCAGGGTAAGAAATTACTTAACGGGAATAGTAAGTAGACCCGCAAGTTGGATGGTTAACCTTGAACTTGGGGTTGGAAAAGGGCCGGGAGACTGGCCCTTTTTTTGTTGCATTTAAGTCACAATTTTTATAATAATTAAGAACGTATTCCTAAGCCTAAATGAAATAAGTGGGGCTTTCAAAACACTTTATTTTCACCGAACAACGAATCATAAAATTAACTTTTAATAAAAGGATATTTTGTGGGTAAAGCTGTAAAAAAAAGCAGTGAAGATGCATTAAACCAAGCTCTGGATAAACTTGTAATGGTTTGTCCGAATAAAAAAACTTATGATGAGTTAACAAGTTTAATGTTTCAGTTGTATTGTGGAAATGACTTTGGTTTAGGAAATTTTAGTCTTTCTTTCCTTGATAAGATTGAGGATCGATGGCGATCAGGGCGTAAACGTGCTGCAGAATCTAAAGGCATCAAACTGGTTGTAACTAATAGCTAGCCACGATATGTTTTTTCCATATCTTATATCTTTCCCATATCGTGGTTATGCTAATGCAAAAAAGGTCAACTAGATTACTTAAACAATCTATTGTTATTTTAGATCTCATGTCAGGTGAGGAGAAGTCTTTTTACCTAGAGAAGATGTGGGAGCTGTATATTAAATTATACGAAAAACCTAGACTTAAGAAAAAATCACGAGCCTTTGAATTAGATAAGATGAATGCTTATGACTTGTGCTCCAAACTTACTAAAATTTTTGGGCACTAAATTGAGCCTAGAAATAACAAGACCTAAAGCAAATGCTGAACAGCGATTGTTTCAGGCTATACTTGTTCAAGCGTTGGAGGATGCAATCAATACGTCAAATTTTAAAAAAGAAACATATCATAAACATGATAGTCATTGTTGGTTTATAGATAATTCAGATGACTTTCAAAGGGTCTGTTGGGGAGCTGAGATAGACCCAGATTTTGTGCGGAGTGAGTACATGAAACTAGTCGATAATGGTAAAATTATGTTTACTAAAATACAAATAAGCTGGATAAAATATAGAGATTTATACAAGCGTTATAGAAATGCAAAAAATAAAGATGAAAGAAAAAAGATCCGGTTAGAGATAATTAAAGAAAATATTAAATCTTAGTCATGGTGGTCTAATGTGTTTGATTCCTAGGGGAAAAGACCAGAGAGCAAAAAAGGGCAACCCCCTAGAAATCTTTAAGCAAAGAATGTGTAAATTAAACATGAACACAGATCAAGTATAAACGAAAACCGGACACCGGACAACTGAAAATTATACTATATAGATTATCTAGACCCACTAACACTTAAAAGCACCCCCCAGGGTCAAACAGGTGTATCTGGTGTATCTAATCGACTATTAATCAATATTATCAATGGTTTTAATCAATTTTAGTGGTGTATCTGTGGTGTATCCGTGGTGTATCTCAGATACACCATCTTGCGGGAACGCAACCAGAAGTTTTCAGGGCTATTACTTTTTGATGAAATAATCTATATAATAAAAAATCATGAATAAAAAACAATATAACATCGTAGAGATTGCCGACAGATTTGGTAAGGAAAGAGCTTTGAGGGTATTTAGACAAAGAAAATTCACTAACAGAAAAAAAAGAGAAGAGAGAAAAACAGGCCAAAAAAGTTTTGGTTTTAAAAAAGGTGGTTTAAAAAAATAATGCCTGGTGGATTAAAGAAAAAATCTGATAGGACTGAAATAGACCTAACTCCAAAACAAAAAATGTTTGTAGAGATATACGTAAAAGATTGGGGATCAATAACACAAGCTGAAGCATTGAAACGTGCGGGATACGTTTGCACAAACGAAAAAGATTACAGCTCTGTAGCATCTAGAATGTTATCAAGGAGGCATAACCCTCACATAGCGAAATATTTTGACAAATTATTTGATAAAGAAATAAAAAAATATGAGAGTGACAACTTAAGAAGATTTAAAAGATTAGAAAGAATTTCTGACAAAGCCGAAAAGGATAAACAATATGCTGCTGCCATTAATGCTGAATATAGATCAGGTCAGTTAGCTGGTGCGTATGTTGATAGAAAAGAGGTAAGAGTCAGTGGTTTGGAGGGTATGTCACGTGAGCAACTTGAAAAAAAGTTACAAGAACTATCGGACAAAATCGATGGGCACAATGCCAAAACGATCGAGGTTGAGTCAGAAGACGTTGCAGCAATTGAAAAAAGCTAAATGGTCTGATTGGTTAAATGTTTTTAATCAGGTGCATAACTCAAAAATTGTTACAAAAATTGGTAAAATAAAAGTAGAGATTGATGAATAGAAAAAAAATTTCAATTCCTAAAAAAGTAAAAACAGAGATAGATAAGTATCCTATGGTTTCTGTAGAATGGTTTGATATCGTTAGCGATAGTGGTTGGAATAGTTTTTCTGACGTTAAAAAAGCTAAATTAGCAACTTGTATTACAAAAGGCCATTTGTTATCTCAAGCCAAAGGGGTGACTAGAATATTTGGTGATTACTCATATAACGATAGTAAAACTGAGATTGAAACAATTGGTAACACAACTTTAATACCTAATTCAGTAATTAAAGAAATAAAAAAACTGACTTAATGACAACTAATAAAAATGGAGAATCTAGGCTTTGGCAAAAGGTAAAAAAAGGACTGACTGATTGCTTTTTAACCCGCATAGAATCTAGCACAATTAATGGTATTCCTGATATCCATGCCGTAGTATCTTGTAATGTTTTTTGGATTGAATTAAAGTCAGATTCATTAAGTTTTCCGAAGCTTAATAAGTGGCAAATAGTTTGGATCAACCGATATATTATGTCAGGCGGGAAGGTGATTATCTTCAAAGAGACCCCCTTGCAGAGGTCGCTTAAACTCTACAGACCGGTGTCCGTGTTTACTGATCCTCGTTCACTGGTGCCGTTTGCCTCGTTCTCGTTCCCTTTAGACTGGCCCCTGGTGCAGCGAAGGATGGTAACGGAGCTGGTTCAGCCTCCTGAAGCAGCGTGATCCTCGTTCTCGGACCCTGGCCACCGACCTTTTTACCTCTTAGTTAGTCGGTGGCCTGGGACCGGGATCCTGAAGCTCTCGTTCTCGTTCTCGTTTCCCATAAACCTCGTTCTCGGACAACGTACTGGCCAGGGATCTGGCGCAGCAGCTGTTTGCTGGGATCGCCAGCTCCGTTTTTCTTTGACAAAGAGTATGCTATTTCGTAAGTTTATGTATGGCTGTAGATTTTGAAGCATTAGATCTCGTTCGTAGTGAGAATAAATCTCGCTCGTACCATAGTAAAGTTGTTAAGCTGGAGCAGCAGGTGAAAGATCTGGCCATCCTGGCAGGTCAGGCAATTGATGATGTGAAGTTGCTAGAAAAACCACACTTTATGGATCACACAGGTAAGGCAGTACTTCTAGAAGAAAGATTAAAAAAAATTCAAAACAGCTCTTGACTCTTATCCCATCTTATCTTATGTATCAGATGTGGGAATTTAGGAGTCTTGGACCATGATGGTTAACTGATTTGATCACAGCTCTGACCTGAAACAAATAAAAACTAAATTTTCCCACGTAGGTCCTGTTGCAATGGCCGTTCTATTGAACATAAGTCCGCCAGGACCTCGACTAACAAAGGAGAGCATATGAAAAAAATAGAAAGATGGTTTTATTTACAATTACAATTGATGCTGGAAAGTTATTTTAAAAGAGGTAATCCCTATTTTACATATGACGAAACACATAGAAGGAGGATAAAATGAAAGCACCGAGCAAAGAGGAAAAAGACAACATTGTATACAGCTGTGCAGAGCATAGCCTGGAAATGTACTTCAAAGTAAAACAATTTGAAAAGAGCCCAGAGGCCAAGGAGTTTGTATACGTTCGTTTCAAAGGCAACGATCGATTCGAATCAATGTGGGTTAAAATTCATAAAGGAACACAATTGCAGGGATACGGAGAACTAAACAACATTCCCGTGTTCATCACTGATATAAAGTTAGGTGACATCGTGCACTTTAAAACTGATAAGGAGGGGGTAACATGGCAAAAATTAAATTAAAAGATCTCGTCAAACAAGTGAACGAGGACAACGCTCCGCCTGAAGGATGGTCCCCGAAAGACCAGGCGGCAGCAAACAAACCTGAACCCGGCAAGACTTACGCGTTGACCGGTTCTCGAGGATCTCGTTGTATAGCGAATGGTTACAGCTGGAAGGATAGTGAAGTTAAGCTGGCCCCAGTAACTAGGACGGAAGAGTGAGTGTAATCCTCGTTTATCTAGTATTTTTGTTCCTTTTTCCAACGTTTACGTTGACCAG